ACCCGCTTCTTGGAGACCGGAAGCACAAACTCGAAGAGATTGGCACCTTCAGCGATAGGCTGGATATTGAGCCGCTTGATTGGTAGCTCAGTCAGATCAAACGCCTGCTTGGACTTCTCACCGCATGCTGGGCAATCGACCTCGACCTTATAGTCTGAACCATACCCTGTAATACGGACCGCCGTCATGATCGCGTTGCGGTCTCCAGTGAGCATCTCATCTGGATCGATCCTCTTGTCCATCATACAGGACTTGAGCAGGTGTGTGATGACGGTGCCCTTCTTGATGAGAGCACGTGACGTGAGGATATCCTCCTCCTTCGCCGTCATTGCCTTGATGTCGATCGTCTCCTGTCTAAAAAGAGGAGAGTCAGCGCTGTACACAGAGCCCATGCTCGGAAGCGGCACGGTCTCGACGGGGACTTCGAAATTGAAGTCATCCTTCATCACATTTCGAACTGGAATTCCTGCCCGCTGTGCATCGGCGGCAGTGAAGACTTCATTTCTCTCGGCCCGGGTGAGTTCCTCTTCTGACATTTATGCTCCTGTAGATCCTATGAAGTTGGACTACAGGAAAAGTATCTAGAGCGAACCGGGCCGTAAACAACTAACGAGAAAAAGAGCGGATCCGGTGTGCGTGGGCTTCGAGCGCCATCGCTCCAGAAACTCCGCCTGCGAGCTGCTCGTCATCGACTTCCTCCAGCGCCTCTTCGACGACAGAGGATATGAGGTCCCGAGAGTGCTGGAGGAGCCTCTCGACCCCAAAGTGCAGAGGGCTAGGCAGATCATCCAAGTCAAACCACTCGGCGGCGTCATTCTCCCAGTCCAGGACAGGCTCGAACTCAGACCCCACAAGTCCCACGAAATTGTAGTAGGTGAACCCTTTGGTCCTGAAGATATAGGCCGGATAAAGCTTGAGGGAGCCTGAAAATCCAACTTCCTCGGCTGCCTCGCGGCGAGCGCCGCCTGCAGGAGACTCACCTTCATCCACAGCGCCACCAGGCAGGCCCCAGGTTCCAGGGTTCTTCACTTCAGAAGAGCGGAGCGTAAGGAGCACCCTACCGGTACCCCGCGCGACCATGAGGGCTCCGGCACCACGCTTGCCCCAGAAGCCCTCACCCTTCGGATTGGAAACCATTTATCTTCCTGCCCGGCGGGCTCCTAGGGCCTCGAGCATGTCAAGGACGGCAGGAAGATCGGTACCTGCGGACCGGGCAAGTCCGAGACTGATCACGACAGGGGCATGGCCTGCGTGAATGACGCTGTCCACGATCTCAATGCTCTCGGCGCGGCCCAGGCGCACTCGAAATGTGAGATGGCGGACGTCCTCAGGCATCAGGTCAGGGTCTTCGTAAGCATCGCGGAGGAGCTGCATCTCAGGGGTGCCCTCATAGGACATGCCCATGCGCTCATTGAGCGCCCTTCTAATGAGCCTTCGCAGGCCTGCCTCTGTGATTCTCATGGCTAATCTCTGATTCAGGCGTAGTCGCCGTTGATCAGGCCCTCTTCGACCTCATCGACAGCGTTCATGATCTGCTCGACGAGAGAGCTGATGGCCTCATCGACCTGCAGCTCCCAACCTGCGTGGTCGACGGGCTGCGCAGGATCTGCCTGTCCCAGGCCCATCCAGTCTCCGCGGAGATCGTCGACTGCAGTGGCCATGGCGGCGCCGCCGGTGCCCATGCGCATGAGCTGCTCAGAGTTGAAGCTCTCGTTGAGCCGACGGCCCCGGAGCCGGGCCCTCTCTTCTCGAATGATTCGACGAAGCTGCTGTTCTGTAATTCTCATGTCTCTATCCACAATAATATAGGCCCTATTTCAAGGGCCAACTGTAAGTATGGTATTCATGTCCGCAGAGGAATGTGCGTGACCCTCAGAAGTGCAGATTCACGTAAGATGTTGTTGCATATAGGGCTAGAAATGCGAAGACCAGAGAGGCTAGAGAGAATTGCGATGGCTTGACAGAAATGGGTGTGTTTTTTCAGTCCAAATCTCAAATTCATATCCATGAAGATTGGCATACTCGTTCGCATACTGAAATTTTGCAGCATTGGCCTTATATTTCTGCGGGTTAGTAAAGCAGCTTGGCTTTACTTCAATTAACTTCTTTTTTCCACAGCACATTTCTACTAGAAAATCGACAACGTAGTATCTTGTCTTTTCATCATACACGTATTCTATCTTAAAAGGCTCAGATTCATACATGCGCACGTCATTATTTGCCTCGAAATGTGCGATCGCATTTAGCTCAAAATTTGACCTATAGTATGGAGAAATATTTTTGGATTTCTTTGCGCCATGATAGTATCCATGCACTTTGGTTGCCTTTGTCAACATGCCTCTTTGAATGCAATCAGCTTGTCTTTCGCTCTGTTGTCTTCTATTATCCTCGCTCGACCAATAAGACTGCATGTGCTCTTGGATCTTCTCTCTGTGTGCCAAAGATTTTGGTATGCCTGTCAAAGATTTAGATATTTTTTGAGCGCGTGCCGGTGTGTTCATCTTTCTAATAATTTCAGCGATCCTGGGGTCCTCTTTTGTCAGGCCCTTGCACCAACCCTGTATTTCCCCATTTTCCCACATCACGCGCCTGGTGTCTAGACTCTTTTCTCTTGCCTTCAAATTGTGGCCCCAGTTGTTGCTGACACGTGAGACATGACCGCGAATATACTCGTTGTAGCCCTTTTGAAGGGTCACGAACCTGGTTTGCTCTCCACATCCGCACTTACAGAGCGGCTTGACACCATTGGAAAAGACTGCTAGATATAGGTCTTCTGATGTGAGCCTATGTTGCTTTGACGCATGAATTCTAAGAGAATCGAGAGAATCACTGCCAAATTCACAATTAGGGCACTTAAACATAAAACCTCCGAGATTGCTCCCGGAGGTAATTATATCGGTCACCTATCAATTTGATAGGTGAGTTCTACTAGTACTGCAGTACGCAGTTGTCGTAGCGCAGAGTCAGCTGGATCTCTGTGGGGTCCTCGGTGCCGTAGTCCAGATCGCCGAAGCTCGCCGCTGTGATGAAGCAGCCCTTCAGGTCCCAGAGCTCGACGACCGTTCCGACGGGGTCGAGCATCTTGAGCTGGCAGTCGCGCTTGTAGAAGTCGGCATAGCCGGCGCGGCCTGACACCGACTCGTAGTGGGTGCGGATCCACTCCATCACCTGCTGGGCGCCGGACGGAGCGATCGGGTCATAGATCGTCACCTGGATCGTATCGAAGGTGGTCTTACCTGCGATGTAGCGCTTGGCATTGATGAAGTTGATCTCCTGCTCGGCGGTGTTGATCGTCGGGCGGGCGGCCGTCTTCATGAGGAAGGAGTCGATGCCCTCGATGGCGAAGACCCACCGAAACTTCCTCTTGGGTTCGAATTTATTGGGTAACATCTCTGAAACTGAGAGCGTATCAGCCATTTCTTATCTCCTTTATTCTATACAGTCAACCTAGGCGGCATGAAAGATTTGTCCGCCATGGCTCCGTATTAACTATTGGAGCGTAAAAATAGCAGTGTCTTTTATCGGCACCCATATGTAAAATACGCAAGTGAAAGTATACTTACATTATAGCGATGATTCAATCTACACGATTTCAATGTCCTTTGTGCAATTTCGCATGCGGCCGAAACGGTAGCTTTCTTTCGCACCTCGAAGAACACGGATACAGCACACTCGAAATAGCGTACATAGACACCAACCTTAAGGGTGTCACGCCCCGCTGCAAGTGTGGGTGCGGCCAACAGACGCAGTTCGCAGGCTGGAACAAAGGCTTTGCGACTTTCATCAAAGGCCACAACGCGAACGTCCATTCGTCATATGAGCCAGAAATCGCCCAAAAAATTATCGAGAAGAGATCGGTGTCACTACAGGGTAAGGTAGGCTGGTCTCGAGGTCTCACCAAAGAAAGCGACGAAAGACTTGCTCAGGCAGCGAAAACGCGCTCAAAGACTGTGACTCAACAGTTTAGGTCAGGACAGCGGACCCCATGGTCGAAAGGCCTCACACACCTGAATGACAAGAGGCTAGCTGATTACCGCCAGAATCTAATAGAGGGCTTTAAAGAGGGTGTCTATATTCCTTGGGCCAAGGGTCGCACGAAGGAAACAGACGAGCGCATCGCGGCGATGGCAATCAACGTCTCCCGCACAATGACTCAGAAAGAGGTGAGAGATCGCCTAGATTCTCTCAAGCGCCTCTCTGATGATGAAATTTTAAGAAGGCTATCTGGAGTGCCCGGTATTCGACTTGTGGGAGGTCTGGATGAGTATCGATCTGGTAAAGATCGATGTCTACAGGTCGAGTGTTCCTCATGTTGCACTATACAGAAGAAAAGTCTCATAGAGGCGATGACCGGTCGCTGTGGGACATGCTCTCCTGGCGGCTCACAGGCACAGGTGGAGATCGATCGCTACGTGAGATCTTGTGGATTTGACACCAATATCTCTTCCCGCGACGTGATTCCTCCCTACGAGATCGATACCCACATTCCGGAGCTCAACTTTGGGATCGAGTACAACGGCCTGTATTTCCACAGCACGATCTTCAAGAACAAGAAGTATCACTCGCAAAAAACGGAGATGTGTGCGAAAGTCGACACGACCTTGATGCACATCTTCGAGGACGAGTGGCGTGACAAGCAGGAAATCGTGAAGTCGATGATATCGCACAGGCTTGGCATCGCCCAGAGAAAGATTGGCGCGAGGAAGTGTCACGTAGCGTCGATCTCTAAGGGAGACAGAAAGAAGTTCTTCGAGACAAATCATATCGATGGAGATGTGAAGTCCAGCTACTGTGCTGCACTCGTCACTGATACCGGAGAGATTGTAGCCTGTATGTCCCTCCGGAGACCGCTTCATAAGAAGTACGGAGCGTCACTTGAGGTGGCAAGATTCTGTACCTCTCTCTACACGTCTGTCCCAGGCGCGCTAGGCCGTCTAACGCGGTGGGCCCTTAGCAAGGCCGAGGAAGATGGGTACCAGGGCCTGATCACGTACGTTGATACCAGGCATGGCACAGGAAAAGGTTACAGATCATCAGGGTGGGCGCAGACTGGTGCAACACCAGACCGCTTCTGGTGGACCGACGGTCGTCATCGCATCGATCGCTTCAAGATCAGGGCAGACAAAGCTGCTGGCCTATCGGAAAGTGATGTCGCGGCAGAACATGGTGTGGTCAAGATTTGGGGCTGTCCCAACCTCGTGTTCGAGCTCAAAATAGCATAATGGGAGCCATCCGAAGACGCTCCCATTACACCTACTCTGCTATTCTAAACTTCAGATTGCGGCGCCGGCGTTCGTAACGACGAAGTCAAGAGAGACGAACTCAAGGCTGCGAGTGGGCTGGACGTAGATCTTTCCGCGGATGGTGTTGTTCTCGACGTCTGCCTGGGTCGTGGTCGTCGTGTCGATCTGGACCTTGAAGCGGCTCACGCCACGCTGGGACTGGATCTGCTGAAGGACCGGATTCACTGCCGCTGAGAACCGGTTGAGGGTCTCAGCGCGGTTGGGCTCGAAGATGAAGGTGTTGGCGATGCGGCGGACCCGGCGGCGGATCTCGATGAGGAGCCGGCGGACGTTAACCCGGTCGAGCGCGCTCTGCGCAGCCAGCATCGTCTTCTGTCCAAAGACGACCACACCAGGGGTGTCCGCGAAAGCCACGAGCGGGTTCACGTCGACCTCGTAGAGGTCATCGAGGTTGGACCGGTTGAGCTTTACCTGTGTCTCGATCACACGTGCCAGGGCACCTCGAGTGAAACCAGCAGGGGCGAACCATGGGTATGCCACCGTGTCATTGAGCGCGAAGGCTCCAAGGACCGCGACGGAGGGCGGCACCACCACGTTGGTCAGCGTCGCCGGATCCTGCATCACCACGTCGGGGTAGTAGGCTGCGGCGAAGCTCGTGTCCAGGTTACGGTCAGCGACTGTGTTCACAGTGTAGGAGACCGAGGGGAGCTGTCCAGACCCAGTGATGAACGTGTTCATCTGGTCTTTTTCCTCGATATCCATCAGGAAGAGAGCGTCGAACCGGTTCTCGACAGCCTCGATCGCATAGTTTGTCACCTCGGGGTGGCGCAGGCCTGGGATCGCCAGGAGCTGGATATCGACGTCAGCCTTTTCCGCCATCACGTCGACTGCCTTGCGGTAGGAGCGGAGGGTCGGTCCATTCTGTCCACCCTGATTGGCGTCGTCAAACTCTCGACGGACTGCAAGGTCCGTCATCTTGGACTTCTCTGTGTCGAAGACGTTGACTCCATCGAAGCCGCCCTGGACGAAGAAGGAGAACTTGAGCCACTTGCGGGAGGGCAGGTGATCGAAGTCCTTGCTCGGATCGAGGAAGCGAGTGTTGGTGTCGTCGAAGACCGTACCATCGGAAGCTGAGAGGACAGTCAACTTGGTACTATTTCTGCGATAGGAAGCGACATCCCAGTACTTCGAAAGAGGGCGATCGTCGGATCCAGTTGCAACCTGGACATTCTCGAGAGAAAATAGGTTGTTCTGGAAGAGATCGGAGTTGAGAACCACCGTTCCGTCGTTAGGAGTACCCACGGTGTCGCCGGTGTGAACGCTCCTGTTTCCAACGGCCCAGCGGGGGAAGTACTTGGTGTAGGATGGGCGACTCAGGTCCGGACCCACCGTACCATTGGGATCGTCAAGCTTATCCTGGACTTCGAATTGAACACCCCAGGTGAGATTTGCGATAGGCTTCTTGCTGAGGCCAGTTCCCTTGGCGACATTGAGGCGGTAGGGAATAGGAGCGACCTGCGCGTTGGCGAGGTCAGAGAACGTCACATCATGAAGAGCGCCGGCGCCTGTAGAACCTGTTAGGTGTCCGGTAAGGAGAGGAACTCCGCCTGCGGGAGTGCCTGCGGTCAGGACGAAGTGGGGACCCCGGAAGCCTGTTGGAAGTGCCGAGGCATCGACGGAGAGGCTCTCGACGCTCGGGTCAATCTCAACGCGAACATACTTGGAAACGTTGGCAAAATTGCCGTCAATACGAAGCTTCTGGGCTCCGGTCTTCTGGTCGAAGTCATAATAGGCGTGGCGATCGCCGATGATTCGACTGATGTAGCGATCTGAGCTCGGGTCGAGGCTGAGACCTCTAAAGGACTCGAGGGCGACCTGGTCTTCATCCGTATCGGAGAAGTCGCGGACGAGGAGGTCGAAGGTACCGAACGGGCTGTTTTCGTTCTTTGTCGCCGCAATGTTCTCGATCGTGACCTTGAAGAGGCTGTTCGCGACAGCACCGTCGTCGAGGGCGTGAATCCGGAAGAGGTTCTTAGGCTTGCCGCCGAACTTCTGTGAGGTGACATAGGGAGAGAACGCTGTGCGATAGCGGTCCTCGAAGCCCTCATAGTTTGGAACGCTCGCCGTGCCAGTATTGCGCGCCTGGCTTCCTGTGAGAGCGAAGGCAGCCTCAATGAGACCAGATGCCGTTGTGCCTGCTGTCTGGACTCCCGAGCTGGTAACGACCGCCAGCGAAGGATAGACGTCCCAGTTCGTGTAGAGGTAGTGGCCGGCCTTTTCGACACGCGTTGGATCAGAGTTAAGGATCCTGCCAAAGTACTGCGCTGAGTTGGGGTCAAAGGAGGCCGTGATCACATTCGGAAACTCGTCCGTAGGTGCATGCCCGTTGAGAATCATAACGAAGTTGGACTGTCCGTTATTGATATTGACAGTTCCTAGCGAGGCACCAGCGTTGGAGCCTACTCCAAAGTTCGCGTATGCTGCATTGGCGTTGGCAGGTGTGTTGTTTTCTGAGTAAGAAGAGGACAGGCCAAGGACGACGCCTGAGGGCACCATCACAACGCCGCGAATGATCGCAGACGCGGAGAGGCTCGTCTGAATTCCTGCGTCCGAAAAGACTCGAGACCCATTCGACTCAGACATGAAAGCGCCAAGGAAGTAAGTTCTTCCAAGGACCCCTGGGACGACTGCAGTCGACCCGGCGAATGTGTTCTGTCCGAGCTGACCATTCGCCTGGACCTGCTCAGATCCTACAACAAAACCTGCATTATTGACACGTCCAGAAGACTCTCTCTTAAGGCCATCTCCCACTCCGAGAGTCCGGATATATGTTCCTGCCTGCGCGTTTCGGAACCACTCATACATGGCCAGAGGGCCAAACTTCTCTCCGTCTGTCTGACCAAACTCAGCGACGAAATCCTGGTAGCGGGCCAGGGTGATCGGGATGAATGCCCGACCCTTCTGGGCCATACCAATTACACCGGCAGGAGTCCCCTGCGGCGTGACATTCGCAGGTCCGCTCAGGTCGATCTCCCTTGTGCTCACGCCTGGACTCTTGAAGGTAAGCTCAGCCATTATCTTTGCTCCTAGTTCTTGTGTTCTTCTTATAGGTATTCATCACTCGAAAGACACGCCGCTGTTCGTGATGATGAAGTCGACGGAGATAAACTCGACGGCCCGTGTCGGGACGAGAACGATTCTGCCGTTCATTCTATTGGCCTCGACATCGAGCTCAGTGTTGTTTGTTGCGTCACAGACAACCTTGAACTGCTCAATACCAGACTGTGCCTGAATGAGTCCGAGGAGAGGCGTCACTTGGCTCACAAACTTGGCCCGGGTTGTCGCATCATTCTGCTCGAAGAGGAGCTTCTTGGCGACGGCCGAGACGAGACGCTTGACCTCGAGGAGGAGCCGGCGGACGTTGACCCGGTCGAGGGCCGACTTGGCCTGCTGGAGCGTCTTCTGACCGAAGATCACGAAGCCACCCTCCGGGAATGTCGCAATGGGATTGATGCGACCGTCGTAGAGGACGTCGCGGTCCTCGGAGTTGAGCCGGGTGACCACGTTCGTGACGTCCGAGAGGGCGGCGCGGTTGAAGCCTGCAGGAGCGAACCAGGGGTAGGAGACCTTGTCATTGAATGCAAGAGCTCCGAGGGCGACCACTGAAGCTGGCACCTTGACTGGGCGCCGATTGACTGGATCCTGCAGGAACACATCTGGGAAGTACGTCGCCACGTAATTGTTGTTGATTGCGCGGCTGTCGAACTGCTCAGTCGTCTCACGAACGTCTGGCTTGATTGCAGCATCATCGAAGAGACGATTGACATCCGCGTCATAGTTGAGCACGTCCATCAGATAGATCGCCATTCCATAGTTCTTGACCTGTTCCATGGCGAAGTCGGTAACGAGAACGTCTCTGATACCGGGGATCGCCAGGATATTCACATTCGAGGAGATCTCATCGGTGAGAATATTCGTCGCGACTCGGTAGGCCGAGACGATGTTGTTGTCCTTACCCTTACCTGACATTGAGGCGTCCAGCGTTCCAGCGAGACCAAATCCTGTTGTGGAGGTTGTCGCCTTGCCGCCTTCATCAGAGCTTGATGCCTTATCATTAAGGAGCCGGTTATCTCGATCGAGGACGTTCACACCATCGAAGCCGCCGTAGAAGGGAGCCGTGAACTTGCAGTACTCCTGGAACCTGTTGAAGACCGAGCTGGCCGTGTGGACTAGGGTCGCCAATGTGATTCTGTCCGCCCCGAGCGCTGTGTCTGTAATCGTGTAGCTTGTCGCGTCTGGAGCACCATTTCTCAAATACGCAGCCTCGAGCATGTGCTCTCTGGCCGTTCCTGTAACGTTGGTGATCTGTCCGCCAACAAGCTGATTGTATAGTGCAACTCTCGCCAAGGTGAACTTATTATTGTTGAACTCGTCGGCGCCAGCACCTGTCACCAGCGTATCGAGCTTTGTGATGCCCTGGAACGCTGCGTAGGACTTGATGATTGGATTGGGGACGTTCGAGACGTTCGAGTTCAAAGCGGCGTCGAGCACTGTGCCTGTAAGCGGCATTCTCTCAAACTTGGTACCCCAGTAGAGACGGGCGTCGACACGCTCAGATGTTCCAACTTCACCGATGTATTCTGGTGTCACATCGCTAGAGACAGCTCCACGCGTCACCTTGAACCGGAAAGGAAGAGGAGGAAGAACGGACCCAGTTAGTGGTGTGCCTGTCGCTCCGTAATTCCCAAGACGGACACCAGAATCTCCCAATGCATTACCAAATCGATCAGTCATCACAGAGAGCGGGTTGTCCGTAAGAGAATTTGCAGTCTTGAGGACTGGAAGGCCTCTGAACCCGAAAGGAAGTGAGCTGGCTGGCACCGTCTCACGCTCCACAGCATCATTCATCACGATGCGAATTCTCGAAGAACGTGTGGGGTACTTACCTTGGACAATGAGGCGCTGTTCATCTTCGTCCGTCGTATCGAAATTGAAGTAGACCTTCTTATCGCCGATCTTACGAGCGACATAGTTTTCGCTCTTGGGATTGAGGTTACAGTCAGGATAGACCTCGAGGATTGCGAGGTCAGTGTCGGTATCATCAAATCGGCGAACCTGCACGTCGAATGAACCAAACTCGTTTGCAGGATCAAGAGACTTTCGAATATTCGCGATAGAGATCTTGAAATCGCTATTCGAAGCCGCACCGTCAGAAATCGTCTCGAAGTGGAAGAGGTCGTACTCAGAGGATCCATAGGGCTGTGAGATAAACGCCGGTGTTCTGGGAGTCGTATACCGAGTATTGAACTTGCCAAAAAGATTGCGGAATGGAGTTACAGTATCACCGCCAGCTGCCGTTGTAGCGCCTGATCCTGAGAGAATGGCAACCGTGTCAGCGGCAACTCTAACTGCAGCGACCTCATTCTCGACTGCGAAATCAAGATAAAGGAGATGCTCTTCCTCCTGGAACTTGTCTGGATTCGCGTTTAGAACCTTACCAACGTAGTGCTTGCTTGATGGATTCAAGGAAGCCGTGAAGATTCTAATTCCATTGACACCCTCATCGCGTGATAGCGCGCTCGTGCTTGAGCTCAAAACGAGCTTGAAGAAGTTCTCACCGAGGAAAGAGGCTCCACCGAACTCTGCAAGAGAGTCGTCAACGTTCGCTGCTGTATAGGAGTCGTTATAGTCTAGGACTTCGAATCGGGATCCCGTTGGAGTAAAGAGGACTGCGCGGACCAGGTTGACTCGATCATCTCCACCTGCCAGACGCTCAGCAAACGTCTTGTTGTCGCTATAAACAGGGTATCCTGCAACTTCTTGTGTATTGAGCTCATGCACGGCGCAAAGGAACTGGACTGATCCTGGCGACTTATTCGTTCCGGAACCAGAGAGGATAAATCCGGCGCTCTTGACAGTGCCTAGAATCTCAGTGTTCGAGATGTCAGACTCTGTTGTATTCGCGCCCGCTCCTAGAACACGGACGAATGTGACTGCGTTGCGATGCTTGAGGAATTCCCGAACAGCATAGGGACCAAAGCGATCAGGATCGAGTGATCCAAACCGGTTCTCAAAGTCGACCGTCGTGCCGATAGTGACTGGGACGAAGGCGGGTCCCATTTTAGACGTGCCAATCACGCCCGCAGGAACTCCGAGCGTTGTACCCTGGCGGGCTGACAAGTCAATTTCCTGCTCGAAGAATCCTGGGGATCTAAATGTCTGTTCAGCCATTGAACCAACTCCTTAGGCGTACGTTAACCCTTAGTAAGTATGGAAGAAAAAGCAAGCTTTCCTCTTTCCGCAGGTCATATCGTCGTGTTCTAAATATCATCCAACTTTTTGATTATCTGTTCCCGATAGACAGTCTCACCTGACCTGCCGCCGGACGACCTAACCCGAAGGAGACCATTTCTCTCTTCTCCTGTAAATATGTCTTTCCGAGTGACAAGGACGCGCTGATTTGCGCGAATAGACCGTGTGTAGCCTCCGACGGTCGATTCGCCAGAGTCAGTGTGCTTATCAAGAGAATCAGAAAGATCTCTCGGAGTGTTGCCGCCGACCTTCGAATCGATAATGTCGTTTGTTTCGCTATACAGGTCTTCCAATAGGAATGAATTTGGATCGGCGTCCTGAGGCGAGGGATTGCCTGTAATGGCTGCAGCGGAGGTGTTGAATATCCCAAAGCTCACTGATGGTGCTGAAACATAGCGCCTAATGTATGCAGGAGACCCTGGATACTGAGGGGCGATGATGTAACCGTTCGCCTTAATGGAGAAGCTGTACCTTATAATTCTCTCTTGGTCAGTGAAATCGTCAGTGTTATTGTCGGCGCTTAAGTCGCTCGAAACATAACCCACGAACCAGTACCCTTTAGGGGACTCGAGTCTAAAAGTCCGACGATCGTTGTTCTGGTAGAGGCTCATGATCGTCATGAGCATCTCATTCATTTCCTGCGTGTACTGCGCCCAAATAGAAACTTCGTACGTCGCAGTGTAATGCTTTGTGGGAGGTATTGTCAGCGTCTCATAGATGTTATTCGAAAACTGTGGGCTAAGCAGCCTTCCCTCTAGCGCGTCTTGGCTGACGTTGATATTTCTACGAGTTCCCACTGTTCCAGGCACGGCACCTGACCCTGCCGGAGAAAGATTGTGTCCTACTGCAGCGATCTCATCTTGATTCTGGAACCCCAACTCATTTACCAAGCGCTTGTAGATAGGATTATCCTTGCTCAGTCGGCGCTTGATAGTAATAGGAAAGGTCTGGCCTGGCATGGCACCATTCTCAGGATCCTGAGAGATGCCAGAGCGCTGGATCGATATGAGAGGAAGTATCAAAGCGCTATGGTTGGCGCCGCGATCTCCCAAGTAGATCTTTCTCCTGAGAATTGCGAACCTTTCACCAGTAGCGAAGATGATGGGCACCTTTTTGATGCCTTCGTCCTTCTGCTTCACCTGGAGCGGTAGTTGATTGTCAAAGAGGTTGAAGACGGCGCGGTCGAGGTCCTCGATCGAGCACGGAGGAATCTTGATATCGGTCGCGACATCAGGAGACTCGAAGCCTGTAGGGGTCGCGAGTGGCGCATTATTTGGAGTCATACGGGTACTCATCACTCATCTCCATAGAAATAAGAAGTGGACTCTGATCCCTGTATGGTGACTTCCTTCGGGCCTGTGAGACCTGGGTCGAGCTTACCATCATCGACAAGCTGTCTCTTGTCAGCCGTCTCTCCGAGTTTATTCTCCACATATCCACGCTGCTGCACGAACTCTTTCTGCACTGCGTCTTTGTCAGAATCCTCCTCAGAGGAGGGTCCATTCGTGGAGTTATCAATAATGCCCTTACGTGCCTGCACACAGGTGAGCTTCATACCCACGCTGTGCTCGATCTGTCCATAGACCTGCTTCTCGGTCAAGGCAGATGTGATCTCGTAGAACTCGGTTCCATAGGAAATGTAGTCTCCTACACGGGCTACAATGTCTCTATCGAGCAGGTCTCTATTGTGTAGGAATAGAGAAATCGTGTACACTTCTTCAGAGCCGTATCGATTGGTCGCAATTTTAGCAGGCTGCCACTCAACAGCGGCCTCAATCTCAATAGGAGGATTGAATACCTTCTCTCGGGCTTCCTCATAGACGTCATGGATCTCTGTGAGGTCCTCTCGCACGCCATAGTAGTAGACCTTTTGCCCCCGGACGTCTTTAACGAGCTCTTTGGTCAGATCGCTGATGAAATCGATCTCTCTAGGCGTAATGAATAGGCGCGCCATGATTCATTATCCTATGATGATTGCGCGGCCGTTAGGAATGGGTATCGCCCTGAGGATCTTCTGGAGGTTGTCTGCCGCGGCGGCCTCACTCTCCAGGAGCTTGGTGTAGGTGAGCTCGTTGAGCAGCTCGTTGAACTGCGTGCGGAGCTTCTCCTGGTCCTCGCGGCCTTGCGAGATGAGGTCACTACCATTGAGTGTCAGGTCGCCGCCGGGGATAGGCACCGAGGAGAACTTGGACCTGATGAGGCCCAGCAGCTCCTTGCACAGGGCGAGGCAGTACTGCCTGATCCACTGGCGGGAGATGGAGTTGAGCTTGTCGTAGGCCAGGTTGCCGAATGGCACGTTGGAGACGTTGCTGACTCCGTTAATGCTCTTGTCGTCATAGGGGGAATTGAGTGGATCTGGACCAAACTGCACTCGAATCCAAAGCTTTTTCGGATCTGCTTGCACAGGCTTTGGGAAAATACGCAGTTTCGTGCCGGTGATCTTGTAGGAATAATGGGATCGACGGACCCTCTGGGACATATCGAGCATGCCACCGCGAAGGACGTCCTCGAAGACGGGTAGGATGTAGAAGACCGTCTCCGGGGTGAAGGACTCGAAGGCGAACTCATTGTTGAGGTAGTTG